CTTTTTTGTATGAATCACGCTCATCAACTACGGTCAAACCGGATAAGGCCATGCGCTCTTTCATGTCTTTATCCATAAATCCTTGCGTGCCATCGGACAGTTTGACCAACTTGGCAGGCTCGCGCACGGTGTAGAAATACTCGGCAATGCGAATATCCTCTTTGGTAATCCATTCGGATTGGCTGTCGCCTGTGCCGCGCTGGGTAAAGCTGCTGCCATTGTCGCAGTCAGGGTACAACTCGCGGAATTTGGCCTTGCTCATCATGGTGGTGATAAGGCAACGGTCAGCATCCGACCCGTCTACGGCTTCAGAATTCGGGTCAAAGTAGACGGTGAACGGGTTTTGGATAGCTTCAATAAATATTTCTTGGTCAAAGCTGTCCTGCTTTACATAGTCGGTTGTAACGCGCCAAAAGCCCCAGCCCATACGCACGGCGTGGTCAAAAGCGGTGTCGTAAGCGTTGTCGGCGTTGGAGTTAATCTCGATATGGCGGCAGATGCCCTCAATGATTTGGGCGGTTTTAACGTCAGCTTGGGTGTTTGTTGGGTGAACCTTAATGCGTGGGCGTTGCTGGCGCTGCTGATTGGTCACCTGGCGGCAGTATCCATCCAACTTGTTGATTGTCAAAACAGGGCGCGATTCAAGATTACGGGAGTTTTGTAGGTCAACCGGCCATTGGTCGCCGCCCGAGACGAATTTAAGGTCTTCCAATGCCTCTTGGCGGTTCATTGTGTCCGCGTCGTTGCAAAGTTTTAGGAAATCCTTTGCTTCATCAATGATTGATTCGTCCATTTAGCCCATCCAATTCTGTGGTTGAACGTAAGTTGGCTTTGACACTCGTTTGCGCGGCTCGTTTACCACCAGCCCAAGCATACGGAAAGCATCCGCACCGTGCGAAAACTGGTCATGCAGCGGGTTTTTGCTGAACGCTTTAGTGTCGGGGTCAACCTCGTAGCGGTAATGCCGCAAACATTGTAACCCATCGTAACAGTTTTCCCTGTCAAACCAGCAATTACGAAATAAGGTACGCGAGGCGTTAATACTGTCCACAATCGGCGTGCGTGGAATGATTTTGGTCTTATATCCTGCGCCTCTGACGATTTGGTCAATGCTCCGACCGGCGGCGGCCAACGTTTTGTTCTCAGCGTCGTGAGGCAACCACAGCGTATCGTAGACGTAGCCGTAGGTCTGCATCTTGGCCAAGTAGTCGGATATGGTCTTTTGGTTGTCCTCATGGTAGCGGATTAGCCTGGTCTCCATCCCAATGAACTGGACAAACCATATTGCAGTCGCATCCGACCATCCAAGGTCAAACACAGCGTGAACCGGCTTCATGGGGTCATATCCAACCTTGGTGATGCGGCCTTCTAACTCGGCCATTTGCATTTCACGGGCAAAGATAGCCCCGTCAACAGTTTGGCGGCAGATTCCTTCCCATACGGTGTTATATGCCTCAATGTCGCGCATCTTGAGCGCGTCTTTCTCTAGCATCAACGTTTCAGGGAACCAGGGGTTGTCCGACCAGTTGATTTTTTGGACGACGGAGTTCTCGGGTGGATGCAGCACAAACCGCTGATAGGTCTCGTCGGTTTCCAACTCAGGGTTAAACGTGACCCATATCTCGCTGCCTTCCTTGCGGATGGTCGGAATCAAGATGTTCCACGACAGGCGGCTGGTAGTCTGCGCTTCTTCTACCCAGCAAATATCCACGCCTTCGTAGGATTTGACATTGGCAACGTTGTTTTTGAGGCCAACAAAGGCGAACTCAGTCCCGTTCTTACCCCGAATGCTTGCCTGGGTGATTTCGTAAAAGCCTTCTAGCCCCAAGTCAATGATTTGGTCGCACAGCAGCTTGTGGACGGAATCCTTGATGGAGGTTTGAAACTCACGGGCGCAAAGGATACGCAAGCTGCGTTGTGCGCCCTTTATGAGCAATGCTCGAGCAACGCCCCAAGACTTAGCCCCGCCACGTCCACCGTACAAGATTCGGTAACGGCTTTTCTCAGGCTGGAACAGGCACTCCAGCTTGACCGGAAACTGTGCCTTGGCTACTGCGTCTTTAACTTGGCTTGACAAAGCTGACTTCAATGCCGGTTAGTAAAGGTGCGCCATCTGCGCCTGTAATCTCTTGTTTGACACTCTCGCGGTACTTCTTAGGGAATCGTGCGGCCATCGAGCGTGACCAAATTGAGGCGTTAATCTTGTCCGATTCCTTGTTCTCAATCATGTGCGCTTGGGCAATGTCTTCCCACCATTGAAGTTCATATTCCTTTGCCAACTCCAAGGCGTGTAAAAAATCGGGATGTTCATCCCTCCAGTTATATAGAGTCTTAGTGCCTACGCCCAAAATAGCAGCAATCGCCTCAGTAGACTTACCAATCTTGCCAAGTTCTATTACTTGGTCAAGGTAGGCGGGGTCGTAGAGGCTAGGGCGACCAACGGGGCGTTTTTCTTCGGTCACTTTTTCTTCTTCTCTGCTTCGCGCTTTACGGCGTAACCAATCGCAACCGCTTGTTTAGGCGGTTTGCCAGCCTTGATTTCGGCTTTGATGTTCTCACTCAGCGCTTTGGGTGTCGGCGATTTCTTTAGGGGCATTTTGCTTCTCCAGTTCGGTTAGCATCCATTGGCATTGTTGCAGCGCACCATTTACTTGGTGAATCTGCGCTTCCAGTTCACGGCCTTTAGCCATGAGGTCTTGAATTCTGAGAGTGATTAGGTCTTTCATTAGCAGTTCCAGTTCTTGAGTGATGCTTTAGCGCGTTCGGCTGGGCCTTTGGCATTCTTTACCACGCCTTCCATTCGCGCACAAAATGATGCCTTGCGGCCTTCGTCCTTCTTTGTCTTAGGATTCGGCGCAGGCGGCTTTAGGTTTGAGCCGTTCTTGGCGTTGTATTCAGCGCGGCCCTTGGCGGTCATGCCAGCGCCTTTGTCCGTCGGGTTGTAGGTCTTGCCCTTACCCGTCGTTTTATGCTCAATGGGCTTGTCGTGCTTCATTTTTTGGCCGTTTTAGCTGATTGCTTGAATGCCTCGGCGGTAGGCGCGCCCTTAGAGCCAGGTTTACGCATCTTTTCTACGGGTTTACCCTCGGCTTTTTCCTGCTTGATGCGTTCCTGCTTGGCGTGAATGTTGGCGTAAAGTCCTGCTTTCATACTTCCTCCACGAAACAAATGTCTTGCCAACTCATGCGGAGATGGCGCTGGTCGTCTATGGTAATGGTATCAAATTTAAGGTATTCGTCTTTGTAATCTTTTGCAAGATGCCCAAAGTGAACTTTATCGCCGACCTTTAAGCCTTCGGCGGCGGCTTCGTCACCTACGGCTGTAACATAGCCAACCGTATCTGCTTCTTGCATCATGCTTAAATCAAGCGTAGATTTAATGCGCTGCTCGGGCTTGACGATGATTTTGTCTTTAAGCGGCTTGAACATCGTTATCCTTTCGGAGTTTGAGTGTTATTTTTGGCTTGCGCTTAACTACAGGGCCATCTTCCCAAAACTCGCCGCACCACTCACTTTCGTGCTTGGTTACGAATTGCGGATAACGCCGACATTGACCGATGCGGTCGATATTAGCGAAGTAAATGCATAACTTACAATTGCTCTCAGCCATATAGCCCTTTCTATGTGGTCAGGGAAACCGAGAAGTTACCGCTTCTCGGAGACCCGCTTACTTGTCTTGTGCGTGTTCCATGCGCTCGTGGCTGTAGCACTCATGTTCTTTGCTACCGCCTTTGAACTCACCGGCAAAACCGTCCATCTTGCCCACGTCGTGACGGGTGGGGCTGTCTTTCACACCCATAGCGACACCGCCAACAATCTTAGCGCGACGCTCACCAGTCGTATCGGAGGCCAAAACGCCTTTGGGCATGGTCTCGCCGGACATACCGCTGCGGTAGGTCTCTTTGTCCACTTTGCTTGTGCCGACGTTTTTCATACCAGTCTTATCCGACGCCATCACTTTAGCGGGGATTTTTTCCATTTTTGGATAGCCCATCATTTAGTCCTTGCAAGGTTGATGTAAAATGCTGTCACCATTCTAACAGGATTTTCCTATGGCAACAAACTTCAAAATCACCGCCGAGAAAGCAAAACACTCTACGCCCTCGAACTATGTGATTGAGCGTGAGTATAAAGCAGAACGCCGCAAAGTCATGGAATTGGAAAAAGAACTCAAAGCCCATGAGCGTACGGACGCGGCCCATGCCCATCCTATGCACGCAAGCCATCAGGCACAAGCCCCGCTTCCGTCAATGCGGAAATAGTCCTTTCGTGGGCGGCTTGCCACATGGCTTGTCGCTCACTTTTAGACAAGGTCGCGCCCTGGTCTAAGTTCCAATGACACCGAAAGCACAAGCTGGCGATTAAATCGTCCGAGGCTTTTATCCCCCGGCCCTTACCGCCGCCCCAGTTTGTGTGCGCGGCCACCACAGTCCCGTCGTCAATCCCGCAATGTTGGCATGGCAGGCTTCGCGCCGCTTTTAGCAGGCTTTTGCTTCGCACATACAACTGTTTCGAGCGTCCCAAACCGGTGTTCATTGGCACATTCATATCGTCTTTTCCTTGTGTTGTCTTCTCGTACTACTGTTTGCTTTACAAATGTCCACGACCCGCATACAGGGCATTTCATACGTCGATTCCCTTATTAGTTGCCCAGGCAATTAAAAATTCTATGAACTCGCTTGAGTCCTCTACCGTGAATTTGTGAGACTGTAGACCAAGCTGCACAATCCGTTCACCATCCAGGCTTGGCGCGACCTTGCCAATCTTGCGGCCAGTTTCATGCGCCCATTGGTCTATCAGCAGGCGTTTCCAATCGTCGGCTGTCCATGTTGACCCCGCAGTCGCCATTTGCTTGGCAATTTTCTCAATGATGGAGTGAAACATATCGTTTTGTTCGGTGCTACGCCTGCTTTGCTTTATTTCCAAACGCATTTTTTTGCCAAGCGCAAGCGATTCCTTGACCTTGGGCCATAAATCTTTCATAACCGTCGTGGCTTGAGTTGGGCTATACAGATGAACTATCACTCATCATCCTTATCAGGTTTTGCGCGGCTTCCACCGAGTCAACCAAGGCAACCGTCCCACCTTGCCAGCCCATCAGAAACGCGCTTTGCTTTTGGTTTAGCCCCTTTTTGCCGTAGGCGCTGGTTGGGTCTTTGACTTCAACTAGGGCCGTTTTCCCCGCATAGCCTACCAAGAGGTCTACCGGCAGCTTTAGAACGAATACAGAGGCTCCTGATGCCCTTAATGCGGCCACTATTTCGGCCTGATTCCCGTCAACTCTAGCGGCATGGCGCACTTAAGATTCTCCAAGCTGTTGCTGCACACAAGGGAACTTGTCCATTTCCAATGGCTTTAAGTCTGTCCACCCTAGCGGCCACCCCATCAGCCATTCGTACAGGTTCGGGTTGATTGAATGAGGTATCCAGGTTCCATTCTCTTTTGCTATGCGCCTTCCATTTGCTCCGCCTGCATTGCCGCCGCCTTCTGAGGCTTTGGGAGTTGGCCACAATCCAGATTCTGTCTCTTTGATGGTTTGCTCCAACGTCCGCTGCTCCCAACACTCCCCATCTCGCATCAAACCCCATTGAGGCCAAGTCTCCGAGAACGGTTCCAAGTCCCCTAGAAGTGAGCATTGGGCTGTTCTCCACGAACACGAATCGGGGTCGTACTTCGCAAATGATGCGTGCCATTTCTCCCCACATTCCTGAACGCTCTGCATCAATCCCTGCACCTTTTCCTGCTGCGCTGATGTCTTGGCATGGAAAACCTCCCGATACAACGTCAACAATTCCTCGCCACGGATGTCCATCAAAGGTTTGTACGTCATCCCATATCGGGAAAGGCGGGAGAAGCCCGTCATTTTGTCGGGCGCACAATACGCTTGCTGGGTAAGGTTCCCATTCAACGGCACAGACTGTTCGCCATCCAAGGAGGTGTCCCCCAAGTATTCCTCCACCAGCGCCTGCGAAAAGAGCCAACTCATTTAACTGCTCCATTTTTCATTTCTTTCAAAACATGGGCTTTGATGCCCTTGAACAAGTCGTCTTCATCCATGCGCTTGACTTCAGCCCATGCCCATTCTTTCCACTCGGGTAATCGGCAAAGGCGCACATATTCCGCAAAAGTTGCTTCACGGATTTTTTCAATGTCAAACACGGCGGCCGCGCAATTCGTTCAAGCGTTCTCGAATGTGGCTAGGCATAGGGGCGGTTTTTTTGTCATCCTCATAAATCTTCTTCAATGCGGATTCAACTTTGACCGGCTCAGGAATTTCAGCCCCATCCCAGCGTTGTTGATTAAGGTAGACAAGAGGCGCAGGAATGAATGCACCGTCTGACTTGAGCCATTGCTCGGTAGTCTTCATCCACTCAATGTGTTTGATGATTTGGTCGGCTTGGGTCTCACAGTAAAACTTGACCCATTTTTTTTGACATTCAGACTTTGCGCCTTTGCGGGGAGTCCTTGGGTAAGAACTCCAAAACTTATCAAATCCTGATTCAAACATCTAGAACTTCCTTATTTGCTTTTTGGTGAATGTTGGAGCAAAGCACAGCCTTACCGTGGTCAAAACCAAAGTTCGCTCTGTGCCGTGACTTGCTTTTCGGAGCCATGTCATCGCATCGCACTGGACAGACTATTTCAACCACCGCGCTCTATCCTTAGCCCACGCTCCCTGCCTTGGCTTGCTCGTGCAGCAGGGTATCTCAGACGCAACCACCGACGTACCGCATTGCGTTGTCCAAAAGCAAAAACCCCGCAAGATGCTCTGTGGTCTTGGCTCTTGGCGAGAGCAACAGCGAAGCGATTGAAGCAACTCAAAAGTCTCGCTTGCCGTACGACAAGACCACACAGTACCCTGCGGGGTTCATTGGTTGCTTCATCGCCCAGATGCCACTCTAGACGGTTTGGATTATACATCAACTTTAAACCACTCAGGCCGCATAGCTTTAAGCTGCCACAACCTAGCTTGCGGAATGTGTATCCATTGCGATACAGCAGACCGGCTCACGCCCAGAATTCTAGCCAAGGCGCTTGCCGAGCCAGCCCGCTTGATTGCTTCTCTTTTGTCCATCCGCGAATTGTAAGCTAGCTTAACAACTTTGTGGCATTAGGGTTTGCCCTATAGCATTTCGCAACTTTAGTGCATGAAATAGTGTTTAGAACGCTTAACATACGCCTATCGCAACAACGCGATGTTTTGACCAAAGAAAGGTTTTTATGTCTAAAGAAACGTGGGATTCCATCATCACAACGGTGGCAATTGCCATCATCCTCTACACCATCGGTTACTTTGTCGGAGGCGGCGTATGACTGTATACGACACCACCCGCCTAGTCGAATGGGATTTGAAAGACGATGGCGAATATGCCAATCTAGAAGTCACCTACGAATGGGACACCGAACTGGATACCTTGGTTGTCTACTCTGTGCGCTACGGTGGCCTGGAATGGATTGACTATCTGAACGATTCCACCCGCGAATACTTGACCAACTACATCAACGAAAGACTTGAGCCATGAACGCCGACGAACTTATCAAAGCTGCCGAGACGCACTCCATGAAATACAACGCTGACCAAGCTGACCGGCTGGCGTACGAAGTCGGAGCGTTGCGGGCCTACATCCGCGACGTTTGCGACATTTTGGAAAACACGCAAGCCGAAGTGAAACAACTGCAAGCCGAATTGATGTGGGAGCGCAAACATGGTCACTAGCAACAACCATGAAGAAATCATTGCGGAATGCAATTCTAAATGTGACCCAAAAGGTTTTTTAGAACTGTACGTCTGGTATTTGTGTCAACAACTGGAGCATAAAGATGAACGAATCGAATGGCTTAAAGAACAACTCAAAAGAGTGTGAAGACTATGAATGCCCTGAGTGCGGGCGTGACTGTGGTGAATTAAGTCGCCACGCTTTTGATGATGTGACTGTGCTTTGGTACTTCACTTGTGAACATTGTGGAATAGATTTTGGAGGTGATTTATGAAGAATATTGCATCAGCGTTAGTACGCGCCCAGCGCGGATTTGCACCGGCCTTAAAAACGTCTACAAATCCACACTTTCGCAGCAAATACGTTGACCTTGCTGGTTGCATTGAAGCGGTTGTAGATGCCTTAAATGCCGCAGGAATAGCCCTTGTGCAGCGAACATCTGAGGACAGCACCGGCGTGACTGTGGAAACGGTGTTTGTCCACGAATCAGGCGAGACTTTGGAGTGCGGCAAGCTGCACGTTCCCGCGGCCAAACAAGACCCGCAAGGATATGGCTCGGCATTGACATACGCCAGGCGCTACAGCTTGATGGCGGCTTGTGGGATAGCACCGGAAGATGATGATGGCAATGCAGCATCCAAGACCCCAACGCCAAAGGTGTCGGCCACCAAGACTGATTTGGTTTCATCACACCGCATGGCAATCATTGCGGATGTGGCAGCGGCAATCAATGAGCGCATGAGCGCCAATGACGTAATCGGTGCGGTTGAGGAATATTCGGGCCTCACCGATGTAGAAGAAAAAACCGCTTTGTGGGGAATGCTTGACAGCAAGACCCGTAGCGCAATTAAGAAACAAGCAGAAACTTTGAAAGGTTAATCATGGCAGTTGTATACGACATCACGGTAATGGATGGCACTTACCAAAACAACAAGGGCGAGACTAAGAAGTCCTACAGCCGCATCGGTGTGGTTCTTGAGACCAAGGCAGGCTTGATGATGAAGCTGCGCTCTATGCCCATCATTGAGGGCGGCTGGAATGGTATGGCATACCTTAACACGCCACGTCCTAAAGATGGGTTTCCCAAAGATGATGGATTCCCCAAAGACGAATTTGACGACAAAATTCCATTTTGATTAACGGGGGAAAGCGGATGCTGGGAAGCGTGATGCACATCAATGAGCCGCCAAGCGCGCCAGACGCAGCGAGTACCCCACCTTTTAGGAGAAATATATGGCTACATATCAAATGCTTGAGTTGGACATTATTCGTTGGGCAGAAGCCCGTCAAATCATTCCCAATGCCGAGTCTCATACCCAGTTGCTAAAAGCAGTAAGCGAGATGGGTGAATTGGCAGATGCAACCATCAAAAATGACATGGCCGAAATTGAAGATGGCGTTGGCGATGTGATGGTGTGTTTGATTATTTACTGCGCTTTGCAAGACATTAACCTGGTCAATTGCATGGCCGCTGCTTACGAAACCATAAAAAACCGCAAAGGTATTTTGTTGCCTAACGGTGTATTTGTGAAAGATGCAACATGACACAAACCGAATGGGTACTCAAAAGATTGCGTTTTGGCTTACCACTCACGCCGATTGATGCGCTTAACGGGTGTGGGTGCTTTCGCCTGGCGGCCATTGTTTTTGACCTTAAAAAAGTCGGCTGGAACATTGAGACCATTATTGTCAAAAAAGACAAAAAACGATACGCCAGCTATGTCATGCAAACACCGGAGAGGCTATGAAATACGTTGCTGATTTTTTTGCGTTAATTGGGCTGGTTTCCACAATTATTGTGGTCGGGTTTACGATTGGATACAAGTCTTGTGAACCATCGTGCCACAGCATGAAAGCACTTTTTACGGAGAAATGCAAATGAACGACGACGATACCGACGCTGGTGGTGATTTCTTTGTTGACTTCATTAAGACAGCCATTGCCATCTTTTTCTTTGTTTTATTTGTTGCAGTAATTGGCAGCGTTGTATGGAGGTTAGTAGCATGATTCAAACTATTTTTATTCCAATTTTGTTTGTGTGTATGAATGGCAATTGCGAATTCATGCAGGCTATGCGGTACTACACACGCGAAACAGAATGCCGCGCCACACTAGATGAACAGAAAGAAAACCTACGCAAGATGGCTCTCAAAGGTGGTCAGATGGTTACCCAGATTGAGGGCACTTGCATAACTTTGAAGAATGGAATGTTATGACACTTAAAGAATTGGATGATTTGCTTATGGAAATTGACAGCGTGTTATTTCCAATTTGCGTGTGGTGCGTGGCAATTTGTTTTGTGTTGAGGTTTCTATGAAAACAGCAGAAGATGAAGCGTTTGAAAACATTGAGCGCAGACAAGGCGGCTTCCATGCCAAGCGGGAAATGGCCGTAAATAAACAACGCACATGGACAAAAAAAGATTTGGCGCTAGATAGCTTGACCCGCGTTTGCGATATTCAGCAGCGGCTAATCAATCAGTTGATTGCGGTTGAACAAAGTTCTTATGCCCGAGGATATGAGGACGGGATGGCTGCTCAAGTAGAGATTGACATATCACTTAACGAAATGGTGCAACATGAAAATCACAGCGACATTTAACGATGAAGAAGAAGCTATCAAAGCAATCCACTCAGGATATGCTTGGCAAACGCTGCATGAAATCAATGAAATACTAAGGCAGAATAGAAAACACGACTTACCTTTTGAGCAAGTCGTGTCCCAGATTCAAGCGTCCGTAAATGACGCTTTAGCGATGATTTACCCTGATTAGGCTTCTTCGCACTCTTCTTCTTCGTACTCTTCCTCGTCGTCGCCCCAATCGGCTTCGTCGTCTTCAACCAAGAGCCATTCGCCGGTTTCTTCATTGAGCCAATACCAAGCCTTGTGCTCTTCGTCGTACCAACAGTAGCAATCTGCGTCTTCGTCGTACTCGTACTCTTCGCCATCTTCAAAGCAATCAGCCAACAAATCAAAATCGTCCTCAAGCATTACTTGTTCGGAACTGTTAACCAGAAATGTAAAGTGAAACATAAAAACTCCTATACGTTGATAATTTGACCCCGAAATTCGACCTGATTTTCGCTCCACTTGTGAACTAACTCAGGCCATAAAATCCTACCACCCTTGAATGTCAAGACAGCAAAGCCTGACCTGTGGTTTAATGGGTTGCCTTCTCCATAGTCAAATTGTGGGCCGTATGGCTCCGCTAGGGTTCCGGTGTCTACACCATATCGATTACCGGTGTAATCAGCAAATGGCGTGACTTTTAGGCTATGCAAATGGCCGGTCACAATAGACACACCAGCATTAACGGTGTTGTTGTGCGCTGCATGAACGCCGTTTTTATACCGGTGCTTGATAATGCAGTCTTTGGTAGGCCAAACAGACCATGCAAATTCCCAAGCTGGTAGATGGTCTTCTAACTTAAATCCGTGAACTTCTTTGTATTGTGGAGCCTGCACCGCCAGCTTGTTGGCAAAGCGCGTGTCGTGGTTGCCCCATGTAAACAGTAGCTTGACATTGTGTCGGGCGGCTTTGGCGGTTTCCTCAATCTCGCCTAGATGCGCTTGAACTGCTTTGAGTTCTTCTATTACCGATGGCGTACGCGACCAACCAAGCGGTGGATGACGGCTGATTGATGCCCCATCAAATGCGTCGCCATTGCTGATGATGGCGTGTGGCTTGAGTTCTTTGATAGCCCACAGCAAACCACGATATGCGGTGGTGTATTCACCAGGCCAAAAGTGTGCGTCGGAAAAAACAATTATGGTCTGGTCAAGAATGCCTAGGTCTACACGATTCAGAGATGTTTGGATAGGCTGCATATAGGCGTAAGGTCTAGCAGCTTCATGGAAACTAATAAGCGGTTGATTTGTTAGCGCTTCTATTCGCCGCCTGCGCCGATGAACAGCGCGTTTGTCCATTTCCAAGAATTCAGCTACTTTTTCGGCTGAACCAAATTGATTCCATGCGCTTATAAATTCGCTATGAGAAACCTTAGCTTGCATAATGACTCCGCAAAGTTGCGCGAGACTAGCACAATGTTATTACGCAAGCATTGATTCTGCTGCGGTCTGCACTTGGTCAACACGGGCCAGCCAGCCTTTGAGGAATTTTTGCTGGGATGGATTGGTGGTCGCAAGACCTTGATAAAACCGCTGTTTTTGGTCGGCAAAACTATCTAATAACCGTTGCTTGTTGGTCACGGCAACTTTACCCAATGTGCCGCTGCCGATAACACCATCATCCACAGCGCCTACACAGCGCTGAAGAAACTTGGCGGCTCGAGCAACACCGGCGTTTACAGCAAAGTCAAACACGGCGTAGTCAATGCCTTTAGGTAGGTCGTCACCTTTGACCTTGTCCCAATACATTTGTCGATAAAATGGCTTGACTGTGTCTTTTGTCAGGGCTTTCATTTCCCCTGGCTCAATCGGTCGGCCAAGATATGCGCCCCATGCGCCTGCGGTAACGCCTAAATTTGTTTCGCCGCCTGCATCATCTTTGTCCCAAACGTAGCCACCTTCTGACTGCATTACTTTGTCAAATGATGCGTCAAAGTTGTCTTTCATTTGGATGCGACCCCGTTGATTTTTTCAGCGGTACGCATACCACCAAGGCCAAGCATTCCCAAGAGCAAAGGCATCATCGTGCCCATGTCCATTTGCGGAAACTTGACGGGATGGCCGTAAATTGCGCTGCCCCATTCGGCAAGAGGGCCAACCACAAACTGGATGGCAAAGCCTGCACCGCAAACCCATCCAATGCCTGGCCGCCAGCCTGATACAAACACCGACGGGTTAGCAGCCTCTGCCTTGTTGATGTCCAACTGTCCAGCAATGATTGACAATTCGCCCGACTGCTGAAGTTTGAACAATTCTAGTTTTGCGGCCGCAGCTTGGGCAGGGTCAGGCCACAGCCTGTCCATTACTTTGCCACCAATGTCAAGCAATGCGGATACGGGGTCAAGCGCCATTTTCGTCTTTCTCAATGTGAGAGCCTACCTTTAGGCCCGAAAGCCAACCAATCAATCCACCGATGATGGTTTGAAAAGCTGGAGTGATGATTTCAAAGATGGCCTTGTTGTCTACTTCTTTGACAAACAAGCCGTGAATAAGGGCAAGGATAAGTGACAACACCACAAAACAAAGGGTCGCCGTTACCATATAAGTTACTATCGTTACCAACCGGTCTTTGTCGCTCATTTTGCCCTTTCGTACAATTTTTCTATCTTTGTGCGGATTTTTACGCTGTCAGCCGTGCCTAAGATTTGCGCCAGATTGCTGTAAATGAGTCCAAGACTTTCTTTAGTGCAGTACGGGCCTGATTCATCAAGCCAATCAAGTATTCTTTCATGTCGTTCCTTTGGGTTTGTTGTGGAAGCAATGTTTACAAAATCGGATACGCTGCACTCATGCCGAACGGTTGCCGCTGCCATCAACGACAGCAAAAACAAAACGACAAACCATTTCATTTAACATGAGTCAACAAAGAATAGGTAATGCTTCCCATGCCTGCAAGCATACCGCCTGCAAACCAAATGATTACCTTTTCCAAGCGGTCAAGGCGCAATTGAATTTGAGCGTAACGCTCCGCGCAAACGGCTTCATGGCTGTTGAGTTTTGCGAGTGTTTCGTCCATGTTAGGCTTTCTGAATAAACGCCAGGGCGTAATAGGTTGGTAAATTTGTACCGACGCTTGAAGTCACCGAACTGGTGAATCCACCGGTGTTGCCGACTGAGTAGGTGTTACCCGCACCAACAACAAAGGAATCTTTGAGGTTAGGCGTGCCGTTTGTACCGTCGCAGAGATAGTAACCCGATGGGATTGACCCAATAGACCCCGACCACATGATGATTCCACCCGATGGTACGGCGCTGACCGATGGGCTTGTTCCGATGATTCCATAAAGGTTATCGTAGGTTTGGATTGTGACATTGGCGCTAGTGGTAAGAACAAACTTGTAATTTGTGCCCGAGGTGAGCCATATCTCTTGTGGAGGCCGACCATCCGTTCCAAGCTGGATAGGGTTGGTGTTTGCAGTCGTGCCGGCCGATGTGGTGTAGGTTGTCGCAGGCGTAGTGCTACCCGCTACATAGGTGTAGATATACCCACCATTAAGCGGCTGGCCGGTCGTAGTGAAAAATTGAAACCCGTTACCGATGGGTGAAAGATTGACGCTCATTGTTGACCTTTAGAAAGTTGTGGAAGCAAATTCATCAATGCAGTTCCCGATGTTGGGCCAAGCGGAACATTAGACAATGCTTGACCAGCAACGCCAGCGCCGCGACCAAGACCATATGCAGCTTCACCAACCAATCGAGGGCTTTGAAATGGCAACATCCCAAGAGCCATAGGATTTGCTAAACGACTTGCTATAAGGGTTCCAATTCCACCAAGTGTCGCCAATCCACGCGGCATAGTAGATTGCATAGCCTGGCCTGACAAGGCATTGATAAATGGAACGCCGCCTTGGGCTTCTAGTTGTTTTGCCAAATCCAAACGCTGCCCGTAATTAGTGCTGACATTGTTTCTAGTCAAACTTTGAAGTTTACGCAATGCAGTATCAGCAGAAAAACTTTGCTTTAACGACAATGTTTTTTCCATTTCGCGGATTTGTTCGCTTGCATCAGCGTAATTTTTCATCACGTCGGCATACGTTGGCGCTTGGTCGTTAATTGTTTTTTTGACTTTGTTGTAAACCTGAGATGCGGTAGCTGCGGCGGTGCGCTCCTCGTAAGGTATAGGGTCAGCAATACCGCCTAATGTTTGTTTAAGCGCATCAAAACCTTCCGGCGTGTGATATTCAGCGGGGTCTAGCGTTTTCCAATTATCAACGACATCTTTCATTTTTTGATACGTTTCGTATCCGCGTTGATTTTTGATTTGGCCTTTATATGTGCTTAATTTTTGAGCATCTGCCAATGCTTGGTCTACATCTGAAAAATCCAAAATACTCTTGTCGTTTGTAATGTCCATAATGCCGCTACGGTATTGAGCATTTTTCTTTTGCTTGATGTTTTCAAGGCCTTGTTTTGCAGCATCTAATGCGTCTTGCATAGGTACTTGGCCGCGCAAGTTTTGCATGAACGTTTGGTCGCCTTCGAGCCCCGCTTTAAAAGCGTTTGTAACGGCTTCTTTGCCCACTCCGGTAGTCATGCCTAATCCCGAGGCGGTAAGGTCTCCAGCAGCCGCCCATGGGCGAACGCCCATCTTTCTTAAACCTCCCGATACCGGCGACGCAACGGTTGCCAAGTCCATAAGAACGCCAACAGGGTCATTGGACAAAGCTGTTTTGAATCCTTGTTCGCTTCCGTATTTTTCTTTATACGAATCAATAAGTGAGTCGTAAGTTTGATTAGCGCGGGCTGTAGCTTCGGGGTTAGATGCTTGAGACAGCGCCCCTATAGTGCCTGGAAACGCCCTATTCAATGCACCGGCGGGTATGTCAATCAATCCCTGCGCGGTTTGCAACGGGTGCATGATTGCGTGGCCAATTCCTTGCACTTGAGATGCCGCGCTTTTAGGAAAGTTCCGCATAGATGCCTGTAATGCATCTTGCCAAGATTGTGCCTCCTCAGGCGTTTTGGCCTGTTTCAGCATTTCCTCAATGTTGCCTTGTGCCCAAACATCAAGACCCGATGGCTGCGCCGTAGGCACAGAATTCAACAATTCGTTAATGTCTACTTCTTGAGGTGCTGCATTAAGGTCTGCCATCATTGACCTCCTTTTACAGTTTGTAGCAATTGCTGGCGTTTTTGCTCTAACGCTTGTCGTTCATTAGCAGACAACGGGCCAATCAACTTACTAAATTCTTGTTTATCTCCAGCATCCAATTTAGCAGTTTTTCCTTCTCCAACAAGAGATATGTAGCGCATCAATTTAGGAAACTGTGGGTCTGACGAAAATTTTGTAAAGTTTGTGGTGAAGTTGGACACTCCGCCATAATTTGGGTTTTGCGGGTTTTGTAGGTTTTGACCGTTGTTCACGATTCCGGTTGAGAACAACCGCTGCTGCTCTAGCCAATCGTTATCTTGGCGAACAATGTTCATCAACGCATCTTTGTTCATATTCAATGCGCCATAAGCGGCCTTTTTGCTTGCCGTATCAGCGTCTGAACGCGGCGTAAGATTCTGAACCCGCTGTCCAAGGTATTTAACCAATTCTTGCTGTTGGGCACTCAAATTAGCCAGGTTGGTTTTCCCAGCCAAATAATCCGTGACCGAGCCTGTATCAACATTGGGGTCTTTCAACAACTTCAGAATATTGGTGTTGATAGACTGAATGGTTGGGATGTGTCCCAATTCGCTACGCGGGTTGTTAAATTGGTCTTGCGCGCCTGCAAATGCCGACTGCGTTGCAGCCACACGAGCGTTAAAAACCGCAGGAGATTCATTTGCCCCTTGAGCCAATTGGCCGCCACCTCTCGCTGACTGTGTAGTCATTGCGCTTGCCGCAGGCATGGCAGGCGCAACCCCTTGTGTAGTAGGCATAGAGGGCGCACCACCTTGCACACTTGGCATGGCGGGCGGCATACCTGCGGGCGCTTGTCCTCCGCCGCCGCCAAGAATTTGAGGCGCTCCAGTAATTTGATTTGGAAACACTTGAGGGGACAATGTTGTCGACGTTTTTGCGCCGACTATTGTTCCTGGTGGCACGCCAGTTAGCGCCGAATTTCCTGCCGCCATAGGCGCAACATACCCACCCAAATTTACGTTTGTAGGCGCAGGATATTTGCTGTTTAGTGCGGTGATTAGTTGCTCGTTATTGCCTCGAATATAGTCAATCAAATGCGGTTTTAATGCTTCTCCATCAACATTAGGAATTTGATTAACTGCAAGCTGAACATCCTCAGGCTTGACGTTTGGCAAATTTTTCATGTGCGCTGTTACAGCGTCAACCACTTTTTGTCGAGTCAAGTTTTTATCATCTAACAACTCAAAGGCGCGGTTGGTTCCTTGTTGGGCAAACTTCAATGATGTGCCCAATTCTGCGCCGCGAGCCTCAGCAGCAGCTTGAGCCGCAGCACTTCCTGCTTTTGCAATGGTTGGCCCTTGCGTTGCTTCCGCTGTTGCCGTGTTAATTCCCGCTAATTTTGCTTCCGATGCAATTCGAGCCGCTAAATCGGGGTTGGTTGCAAGCAATTGGCGCAGTTGTTCTTGCTCTTGTTGCAGTTTCAAAGGGTTAATTGCTTGAGCCTGTTGTACATCAAGCTGCGCCTTTTGCAAGGCTAACGGATTTACCGCTTGCGCTTGCTTGTATTGCTGCGCGGATGAGGCAAGGTTCATCATGTCCGCGAGGGACGTTTGCGGCAAAGCGTTTTGATAATTAGTAAAGTAATCAGCCATAATTTTTTACCCCGTAAACGCTTTAATGCCTGTCAATAATTTTGCAAAATCGCTTATTGAAGTACCACCGCCAGTAGATGTTCCTGCAGTCGGCGTATTTTGTCCCAACAAAGTCGCCAAGAATGCTGTGTTAGCAGCGTTTGTAATGCCGCCCGCACCGACTTGAGCCTGTCCAAGAATGTTAGCCGATTGAGCATTTGCAAGGTTGGTATTGAGGTTGGTAATGCCTTGGCCGTAGTTAGTGCCAGCCGTTCCTGCGCCTGTGTTTGCAGTTTGTCCAATGCCTGCAATGCCCGCCAAATCCGAATAGATGTTTTGTCGTTGCGATTGGTAGTTATTAAATGCGTTCTGATACGCATTGCCTGCGTAATTTTGCGTGTATTGATTGAGGCCGGTCAGCGCATTACCACCTAACGCACCACCACCAACATTAGCCGCACGTTGATTGGCCTGTTGACCTTGTTGCAGCATGAAGTCATAGTTTGGAGCCAAGCCAGCTTGTAGGTCTGCCGCATTGAATTGATGCGTCAAATACGGGGTCATGCCCGCAAGTTGATTCACCGCACCAACACCAGCCGCCTGATAAGGTGCTTGATAGCCAAGTTGCTGGTTGTAGATGTTGCCTAGCGTGCCTTGAGAAGCGGCATTAGCAGCTTGTGTAGCACCAATCGCATCTTGCATAGCCTGACGGGTTGCAGAGGCGTTGTATAGCCCTGCTGCGCCTGTGCCTAACGCGGCAAGTTGAGTGCCTGATAGATTGCCCAAAGTATTGCCAATTGCGCTACCGGCTCCACTAAGCAATCCGATTAAACCGGATGAACCTGAACTTAGGGCATCTGTCAATGCGCTTGCATTGCCTGCTGTAGCCAAACCATTTAACGCAGAGCCTGCACCAGTTGTTCCTGTGGCGGCAGCCAATTGTTCGGCGTTTAAACCCGCTGCGCCCGTAGCACCGGCAGCGCCTGGCGACATTCCTGCGGCAACTGCTTGTTGAGCAGACATTCCTGTGGCGGGAATAGAATTACCCATAGCTGCAATGGTGGGGTCAACCGCAGCCGTAGAGCCACCAGCGCCCATTACGCCAGCCGTTGAGCCAATATTGCCCAATGATGTACCGGCAGACATAGATGGCGCACCAACTAATGAACCGCTGCCAACATAAGCAGGATTAGCACCAATTGCATTAACCACCTGTTCAGCGGAAGCATTTACACCATAACCAGGTGCGCCAATGCCCGATTCCATCGCAGCGGGCGTAAGGTTTGCCAATGGCGTGGCAGCAGGAGTAACGGCGGCTTGCGTTGCGGCCACAGTTTGATTGGCGGCAGCAGGAGTAGATAGGTCAATCGGAGCCATCAACCTACCAGCGCCATACGACAGAACAAGCGTCTCTAGCCCTTTTTCAAGATTGCCGCCGGTCTGAGATGTTTTGTTTGCCGCTAGAAATGCTGCTGTTGCTGCGGGTGGAACACCATAAGCTGCGCCAATAGCCGTGATTGCGCCTTCTAAAGCTGGGTTATCGGCGATGGTTTTACCTACATCGGTAATTCCTTTTGAAACAGCTTTTTCAACAGGCTGCAATGCGCCTGTTAACGCATTACTTGTATCTTGAACAACATTAGTAACAAGCGTGGAAATTGGTTGAATAATCTGACTTACTGCGCCCATGACAACCTCACTAAAAATTTATAGGTTCGATATTCCCCATCGTCAATCTTTTCTGACTCATAAGGGTACTTGGAATGCACCAAAAGCGTCGTGATTTTGGGGTTGTCGTAATAGGTGACGGCGTACTTGTAACCCTTTTCTGACATTTTATCAAAGAACGCATTGCAATTTTTGACCAAGCTACCGGCTCTGTCGCCGTTCATGGCGTGGAATTCAACCCCATCTTCCACGTCATGTGCAAGAAAAAGCGTGTTGTCCTCGCGGTACAGCTTATATTTTCCGCGCAAAGCATCCATCAGCCCGTCGTAGTATTGTTGGGCGGTAATGGCTTTCTTAGGGTAGTTTTTCCCCAAGTCAGCGGCAAGAATTTCCTGTACGGTTTTCATAGGTTGTAGTACGGAATCTTGTACGCATTCCCGTTCACGGTCACATTGATAAACCCAACCGGATTAGCGGGCAAAGTCGCAGAGCCTGCGGTGGCCGTTGTAGCCGATGAAAAATTGAGCAAATTCAAAAAGAACTGCTGCCATGAACGGGTTGGCCGGTTAGTTGTCTTATCCAAAAACTCAGCTTGTGGATAAGGGTTGATTTGTTGGGTGTTTGAGAGTGCCATTAGTTTTCTCCTGCGCTCATTTTCAAGTTGGCAGAGATGATGACCGCATTCACGGGGTCGGTGATAGACACTTCAAAGACTCTATCCCGCGCCTGTCCAAGCCTGCGCCATATAGCACGATTGCGATATTTACCTAGTTGGCCGATGGTGACCCAATATTCTTTTGACCAAGTGGAGCCGCCATCATTAGACCAGCGCAACATAGCCTGTGGATAAGTTGTGGTCGTGGTGTTGTTCAATGTAACTTGAACGCCAATAACGTAGGTTTCAAATGGCCCAATGGTGAATGTTGCGCTTGGGTAAATGTAATAGGGCGAATCAATAAAATTGCTTGAATTGAAAACTGTAGATAGGCCCGTTGTGCCTACGCCTGGCTGGAATTGAATTTGCAATTCTTCAAAATACTGGCGTTGTAGGTCTGTGGTCAGGTGAGGCGCACGGCGCAACCGACGGACGTTTTGACCGTTATCGGTGTAGTTCTTTTTGTCAAGTTCGTATATACAACCATTTTCATAGTCGCCAACCAACACCAAACCTTGAAAGACCGCGCAGCAGTTTCCGCGATGGCGGCTGTATGTACCATCACTTTCTGTGTATAGCCATTTGTGCCACATTTGCGTGGTGAAGTCGTATGCCCACGTCAGATTAAGCGTGGGGAATGTGCAAACGTAGACTTCGTGGCCTTCAAGCTGGTACGTCCAAGCAATCGCGTCATCAATGTATTGATTGGTGAGCGAATTCTCTACGGCGTGAGTAGAAATGCGTTGCGGGATGTACCCGTTCATCTGCATCACTTGCGCTTGACCGCGATTGTTTCGCGACACATAGGCAAACGATGGGCCAAGGCGAGCCACAGAGAATTGCGCCGCAATGCCTTGTTGGGTAGATGTGCCTGGGATGCGCTGAAACGGGAACTGAACCGCGCCCACATCCGTCCACACTTCGGACGATGCTTCACCCATCAAATAGACTTCGCGGTGGTCAACAATGAGCGCCACTAGCTTGTCGGGCGACCCGTCTTTCAGCGAATAGGATGTGCTTGGCGAAATGGGCGACAACAGATTGGATGCGCCCCAAAGCTGTGTGCCTGGGTCGTTGTAAACAAAGTAGTTATCCACAATGTCAACAGAATTTGCGCCGCTAAACGCTCCATCACTTGATGGCAAAACGCTGAAGTTCAGCGCATACATGGTTTGACCTACCGCAATTGTTAGCGAATTGCTGATGGTGTATGTACCCGTACCACCTGAGCCAGTTCCATATGCGGTAACGATTGTGCCCGCCGTAACGCCTGCACCTTGGATTGTTTGTCCAAGGTAAATCGTGCCCGACGCAACTGCGCTGACGGTCATCGTTGTGCCCGCTACTGTGGCCGTAAATCGAGCGCCGACTGCGGTGCTGCTCAAAGATTGCGCAGAAACGGTTTGCGATGTGTTGAGGGTATAAGTACCCACTCCACCCGTTCCCGTTCCCAAAGCCGTGATAACAGTCTCAGCGGTCACGCCCACGCCGGTTAGACTTTGGTTGGCCGTAATCGTGCCTGAACTAATGGCGGTAACGGTAAGAGTTGTGCCCGAAACAAAGCCGGTAAAGATGGCGTTAGATGGAGATGAAATGCGCCAGGTGTACCGATAAGCCCCATCCACAATGTAGGCGTTAATTCCGTTATCGGTGATTCCTACTCGGCCTGTGGATGAATTGAGCGTGCCGACAATGGTTGGCGTGAAATTAGATGTGAAAACATAAACGTAAACACCGCAGACCGCAATCATTTGCGACCCGCCAGACAATGTGCGGAGTCCGCGCACTTCGGCGCTATTCAGTACAGTCTGTAAGGTTAGCCCTGGGGTTGGGTAAAGCGCAACAATGCCCCGTGTACCAGGCTGCTTGAGTGGGTCAATCTCGGGAAAGAAATTGATGCACTCCTGCGATTCTTGATAAATCGACGGTGCTTCGTAAGATGGGCCAACAAAACCAAAATC